CCAAGGCAACCATCGAGATGCTCAAGCGGCAGGAGCGCAAGCTAGATGAGTAGTGATACCGGGTGGTTGCGCGGGTGGTTCAAAAACCGCTGGTGTCGCGGCAGTTTGGCGTGGATACTTGGGTTATGAGGATTATGGCGATTGCACTGTGTTTGGTGGCTTGCTCGAGTACTTCGACCACGAATATTATCGTGGACGGTGGCGAGGTGAACGCGGAAGTTTTCCAGTCCAGTATCGCCACGGGTGGCGACTCTGCCTCGTCCACGGGTGGAGCGGCAACCGGTGGCGCACTCGCAACCGGTGGAATGAAAGCAACGGGAGGCGCGCTCGCGACTGGTGGGCGCGTCGCTGCAACGGGTGGAGCCAACGCAACTGGCGGGTCGTCGATGGCTACTGCGATCTGCGTGGTGACCGCTACATCGACCAACTACGTCGGACCGCACACGTCGTGCCCCCAGCTCGGTGAGCTTTACTGTCCTTGCATCTTCAACTCGGTCTCGCAGGTGACGTCGTGCGCTACGGGGTTGTTGTGCGATGCCTGCAACATGTGTGAGCCGAAGATATGACCGCTGCACTTGGAGTTCTAATCGTTGCGCTCGTCATCTTCCTCGCCGCTCGCGCGTGGGTGCTTTGGTACTGGAAGATTGACGCCATCTTGGCGGAGCTGAAGGCAATCAGCAAGAAGCTCGATCGCGGTGGACCGAATGTCTAGCTTTTGCTGTGCGGTGTCGCCGTTTCAACTTGACCGCGAACACCCGACGCTCTGCATGCTCGAGCACGGACACGAGGGTGAGCATTACCATGAGAGTGATTGGGGAAAGTCCACGTGGAGCGATGACGGCGCTGGTGGAGCTGAGCGTTCGAGGTTTGCTCTTGAGATGGCTGATCCAAGGAAGCGTCGCGAGATGTCAGAGCGCGTGGGCTGGGCGATCGGTGCGCTGTCTAGAATGCGGGGCGAATCGTGAGCTACCTTGTTGCCTCGTGGCTCATGCTCTCGACGTGCTTCCAGGCTGACGTGAAGACTTACTGTTGCCCAAGCGCGTGCGCCGTCAAGAAGTCGAGCCACTGGTACCAAGCGGATGGTGTGTTGCGCGGGTGTATGAAGGGGCTGGGGTGTGGCGGGAGCGATTCAGCGTCAGTTTTCTCTAAATGCTCGTGTTGACTTGGAGCCCCGGAACTGTCCCTAGTGGAGGCCGGGGCTCTTTCTATTTCACTGACCTCCTAGTGCTTTTCTGATTTGCTTGTCGAGCTCTTGGAAGTTCGATTGGAACTCTTCCCAGGCCTCGATCGTCGGAATCGAGATAACGACTTCGAGGGTCCCCGGTGATGGCGTGATCGGCTGAGGTATTAATAGCGGACCTCCACCTGCCAGCGCTCGATATTGCTCAGCGTCATCGATAGCACGCGCAAGGCCAACTTCTGCCTGCTTGACGCTCACGCCTTCGACCCCGGCATGCTCGTCACGGCCAAGCTTGACGGCGTTGTGTTCACTAGTAGATCCTGCCGTCGTAGTCGTCGCAGAGCTCCTACAATGTGCATCTTGGTAGCGGCTTGCATCTGCTCACCTCTAATGTACTTCCTGACGGATGATGGTGCACAGCCCGCCGTGGACGCTATCTTTAGTGTCGTTTGGTTGTCGATGTGTTTGGTCACGATCTGTACTCCCTGGAAACTGTTTGTATTGTTTGCAACTGTGTGCGCACGGCGTGAAAACCTGATAGCAACTTAGTGTTCACTGGCTGGGCAAAGACTGCTTCAATCTCGTTAGGTTACTTGAGCGCGTAGGAATTGCAATGCAGTTGTTGACCCGTGAGCATTGTTTCACGTGCAGCACAACTCATCGGCAAGACGGTCTACGAAGGCTTCGTAACGCCCCCCGGTTTTGGAGTTGATACAAGCGTCGTCGAAACGATTCGAAAGCTTTTTGGCGGCAATTTACAGACACTTTCGGGCACGCGGCTCGAGTGGATGTTGGAAGATGTGGACATCGCCTCGCAGGCTGCCGACTGGGGCGACCTGTCGATGGTGTCGCACCTTTGCCGTGCGATGCGCCGGGACTCGGTGATCTCGGGACTGCAGACGACGAAGAACGGCGGAATGATGCGCTTGCCCAAAGTCTGGTCAGGCTCGCAACGGGTGCAGGAAGAGCTGCAGCGTGCAGACGGCGCGTTTACCGTGTTCGACCTGCTCTGCCCCCCCCAGGAACTTCGCCAGGGCGCGGACGATGCCGACTTTCTGAACGTCGCACTGTGGGAGCTCGTGCCCGTTCAGGGCCGACCCTACCCCGTACTCGAGCGGAAAGACCCAAAGGACCTGTTCTATCTCTGGCCTTTCAATTGCTGGATTTTGCGCACTGCTGCCGGAATTGTGCCGATTGAACCAGGTAACGGGCGGTGGGCGTTACATCTGACGGGGCCTCGTGTGGCCCCGTGGCAGTACGGCAAATGGCACCCTGCTGGTCGATGTTGGGTTCGCAAGGACTCGAATCAGGCGCTCAAGGATAATTGGTCTTATCACCTGGCTAACGCTGCACGCGTTGCGGTCAGTCCGCAGGGTGCCAGCGAGAAGATGACCAACGGCTTCTTTCAGCAAGTGGCCTCGTGGGGAATCAACACCGTATTCGGCGTCAAACCAGGGTGGGACGTCAAGCTGGTCGAGTCCAACGGTCGCGGCTGGGAAGGCTTCGATAGCTCGATAAAAGAGTGCAACGAGGCGTTCATGATTCAGTTCGCGGGGCAACTCGTGAGCGTCACTGGTGGCACCGGGTTCTCGAGCGAGGATCTTTACGCCTCGGTACGTTACGACCTGATCGAAGACAGTGCGGTCCCGCTAGCGCACACAATTTCTACGCAGGTGCTCCCCTGGTTTACGGCGTGGATGTTCCCCGACGAGATCGAAGACTCGCCCGGGTTCCGCTACGACGTTCGGCGCCCGACTGACCTCAGTGCCGAGGCTTCGATCTACACAGCGCTCGGGTCCGGACTCGAGTCAATGCTGCGCGTTGCCGCTGTCATGGGCATCAAGTTCCCGGTGGGCGAGATCTTCCGCAAGTTCGGAATTTCGTCCGAGCCCGCCACGCCAGAGGAATCCCGCAAGATTCTCGAGGCCATCGAGAAGATCGGCAAGTCGGCGAAGTCGAACGACAACGATGGCCAGAAGTCGCAAGAGGCTAAGGCCATTCTGTACACGCTCGGCAAGGCGCTGGCTGAGGGGAAGGTGGCGGCGTGAAGTTTATTCGCAAGGGCGCCGTCGCAATCGAGCCTCGTGCGTCTGGCGCTTACGGCATCGACTACGCGTTCACCGACGAGCCACAGCAAGAGGCGGAGCTGTTTACGGATGACGTAGCGTACGTTGCGATTCGTGGCCCGCTGTCACATCACGATGAGTGGTGGTTTGAGTCTTACGACCAGATCACTGTCCGAATGCGTGAGGCGTTCGCGAGCTCGGCGAAGGTTGTGTTTGTTTCCGGTGACACGCCTGGCGGCGACGTGTCCGGTTGCTTCGACACCGCGCGCGAACTTCGACGGCTTGCTGATGAGAGTGGCAAGCTATTCGTCTGGTACGTCGACGGTCAGACGTGCTCGGCGGGTCTCGCTCTAGCGGTGGCTGCCGATATCATCGTTGTGCCCGAAGAGGGTCGCTTCGGTTCGATCGGTGTGATTGCTGAAGTTCACTCGGTAAAGAAGATGCTCGACGCTATGGGCGAGGATGTTCGCCTCATTACGTCTGGTTTGCGCAAAGCTGACGGCCATCCGTGCAACGAGATCAGTGACGAGACCGAGGCGGCCATACAAGCCTCCGTTGACTACGAGTCAGAGATATTCTTTCAGTGGGTTTCGGAACGGCGCGGCATTGACGTCGAAACCATTCGCAGCTGGCAGGCTGGCATCTTCCACGGGCAACAGGCTGTGGATATTGGCCTCGCTGACGAAGTAGCCGGTGAATCTGCAGCGCTTGCCATGGTGGTGGGAGCTGAACTAACCGAAGCGCCAACAGGCGCGGAAAGTGACGCAGACATGAAGCCAAAAAAGACATTGGCAGCGTCCGCGCGAGCGGCGCTAGGTTTGCCAGCTCCAGAAGCGAGCGTGATTAGTCGGGCCGACGATGGCGGCGACTTTGACGCCGTGAAAAAGGGGCTCGCGAAAATTGCATCTGGGAGCGACGCGAAGAAAGCCGCGCGCGCTGCTGGCATGCTCAAAAAGATGGCTGAGGACGACTCGGCCGAGGGCGACGACGAGCCCAAAGACGAACCAAAGGACGAACCAAAGGACAAGCCTAAGGAAGAGCCCGACGGTGACGAGGGTGAAGACGAAGGCGGCGACGACGCTTCGGCGGCTGAAACCGACGACGACGCTTCGAGCTCTGCCGAGTCCGACGAGGACGCGAAGAAGTGCGAAACCGACGCGAAGAAGGCGGAAGCTGAAGCCGGTGACGAGGATGCAAAGGCCCTCGCTGCTGTCACAAGCGGCGCCAAGGACGCGGCGAAAACTGCCAAGACGCACATGTTGCACGCGCGTTCACTTCGTGCGAGCGCTGCACGTCTGCGGCGTGAAGCCACGTCGTATCGCCGGCTAGCTGCGCAGAACGCTGTCATCGTGCAGCAAGCGCAAGCCATCGATACGCTGTCCAGGCGAGTTGCAAAGCTCGGCACACCGAACCCCAGCGTTGCGGCAATCGGTGCAACCGGCACTCGCGGCCGTACCGAAGGCACCGGCGCAAAGGTGATTGACATCAATCCGGGCGCTGAAACTCCTGACTTGTCTATCTTCAGCGAGTCCGAGCTGAAATCCCTAAATCTTGGAAACAAGAGCACGGGCCTTATCGATATCGGCGGTGGCAAGAAGGAACTTGGTTTGCTCTCTCCAGAGCAAGCTAACGCGATTGTCAACGCAACCGAGGCGCGCGTCGCTTCACTGCGCGGGGGCAAGCAATGAGCACCGCGAGAACGCGAGACCGTTCGACGATCTACACGATGACGCTAGCCTTGGCGACCGGTGCGGTTGGTGGCCAAAATCAAGCCGTCGCCAATATCCGAGGCACGTACACTGCTGGCCCTGCAAGCGGCGCGACCAATGAGTTCGTCATTGGTGCTGCATGCGAGGACTACAGCCAGACCGCTGGTGATACGACTGTGCAAGCGCAGCTGTATCGACCTGTTGATCTAGAGTGGTTCGCCAATGACGGGAACATCGCCATTGCAACGGACTTTCTTGCAAAGTGTTACCTCGTTGACGGCGACACTGTGAGCAAAACCAAGACGAGCGGCGGAATCAACCGCGCATTCGCCGGGGTAATCTGGGCCGTTGATTCGACCCGTGGCGTAGGCGTCCGAGTGACTGCAGTCGAGTCTGCGGACTTGATGAGCTGAAAGGGATCGGGCAATGCTAGAGCAGATCACAATCAACAAGATTCGAACCGCCTGCCACTTCAAGCGGATCAACACGTACGCGAAGATTGCACGCAATCTCAACTACCAACGTTTCGTCAAGGTGCTCGAGAGCGACACTTTGGAAGAGCACTTCTTCCACCTGCTTGAGGCGCAGAAGCTGCGAGATTGGGGCCCCGATGGCGGCGGCGTCGATCTGAGTGACCTTGTGTTGGCTGAAAGTATCTTCGTCAACCACTTTCACAAGTGGGGAATTGAGATTTCTGAAGGCAAATTCAAGGATACGCAGTCGGGAGGCAACGTCATTCAGGGGATCAACCTGATGAGTGAGGCAGTCTCACAGGCAACGGCAAAAGTTGCTCGTCTACCCCAAGAATTGGCAGTCGGAGCACTTCGTCAAGGTACAACGTTGGTACTCAACACCACCAACGGTAACTCGTACCCACTGAAGTGCTTTGACGGTCAAGCCCTGTTCAGCACGGCGCATCCGTTCAACTACAAAGCAACCGGTCTCGGTACCTACTCGAATTACCACAAAGGTAAGGCATCTACGACGGATTGTGGGTTCCTGCCTCTCGGTGGACCATTCGCGAAGGACGGTAACGGGATCTGGCAATACAGCGCTAGTGCTGATGTGTCGATTGAAGACGGTTGGAATAACCTTTGGCTCGCCATCGCCCAGAAGGCAACGATGGTCATGGCAGACGGGGAAACCCCTCGCTACATGGATCCGACAACGATTGTTGCTAGCAAGCGATTGCAGAAGCAAATCGACCGAATCCTTGACGCTAAGGTGATTGCTGCTCATGCGGGTAGCGGTTCAACCGGCGGCGGCTCGATGGACATTGAAGGGTCAATCAAGCGTCTTGGCTTCAAGGGTCCCGTGATTCTTCAAGAGCTCGACTCCGCAAAGGACCTCGCCACCTATACGGGTGGGACAGTAGCGATCGAGCCGTGGGACTGGTACCTCGAGTGCGAGGGCGACAACGCAGAGTCAGAGCTAGGCGCAATCAATATCGGCATGCGTGAGCCATGGCAGGTCCAGATCTACGGCGATGCAACCGGCAGTGGTTCGCCGCAATACGAGCTCGCGAGGAAAGATGCCGTGGCCGCTGTTGGGCAGACTCGAATCTTTGTCGGCGTTGGTGAGCCGTCGTTTATCGACAAGTTCGAAGCGCCGCGCGCAACGGTAACCTGAGCAGCCAATCTGAGCAGCCAATGTCATCGAACTACCTCGACACCGACGAGAAAGCGCTGAGTTACTTCAGTGCTTTCAACCCGCAAAACGCGGCGGAGCTAGACGCGAAGTGGCCCGGAAAGCTACAAGCCTTGTGCTCTGCTGCTAGCGGGTGGGTCGATTCGAGGATTGGTAAACGCTACGTGCGACCGGTACCGAATCCCCCGGACATTATCCGAAAGCTGACGGCGTGGCTCGTGGAGCCCGAAGCGTTTATGGCCCTGGGGATTCGGCCATCGGACGAGCAGTGGACCCTAGTAGAAAAGCATTTCGAGTTCGTTCACGAGCAACTCAAGGAGATCGCCGACGCAAAAGACGGTCTCTACGATCTACCACTGAGTGCGAACGATGACTCAAGCGGCATCGTTGCACCGGTAACGCTTGGTTACTCCGAGCAGAGTCCTTATACATCGCGGCACAAGCAGTACGATGCAGTCGCGGGGAATCGTCGCTATGGCTGACAACTCCGCCGCATTCGCCGCGCTCGACGCAGAACTTGAACTTCTCAAAAAAGTCGAGACGATCAACGAGGACTGCTCGCGTGACGTCGCTGAGGGCTTTCAGCAAAAGGTCGAGGAGAACGTCGCAAACCAGGTTGATCCCTACGGTCACGCGTGGCGCCCGGGGCAAGACGGTTTGCCCGTGCTTATCAATTCGGCGAGCCACGTGACGAACGTTGCAAAGGGCACGACCATCGAGACGTCACTGAACAATGCCGTGGACGTCCGCCACCATGTTGGCAGTGCGCGCGGTTACCGAGGTGGCTCGGCAAAGCTCGGCGGGTTCCGTCGTTCAATCATTCCATTTTCGAAGCTCCCGGGCCCGTTCAAGGGTGTCATCCGTGAGCGTCTGCAAAAGCGATTCAACGAGATCAAGGGGGGCAAGTGACTACCTTTGCACTCGAGGGTCTGTTCGACGAGATTCGACGGCTCACGTACACGGACTGGCTCGGCGCGTTTACGGGCGTGCTCAGTACTGCAGCTCGTGACGCACTGCCAAAAGTCGCCGGCATGCGTGTGGTGGTTCTGACAGACAGCAACCTCGACACGTGTTGGCAGCTCGGTACCGACCTGGTTACGTGGGCGCCGGTCAAGTTTCCGGTTACCGTCGTGTGGGGACGACTCGAGCCGCAGAAAGCAACCAACGTTGGCACTCACGGACGCATTGTGTTGGTGCCGAATGCTGCAGACGGTTCCGTCGGTGCGTTCGAGGATGCCGAGCAGCCTGGACGTTATCCGAGGCCGCTGTTCAGTCAGCCACGTAAGTTTCAGTGGTTCGTTTACGGGCGGGACGAAACGCGCATCAGTAGCGCTCGCGCTAACGATCACATCGTTGAGTCGCTGATGCACGAGCTGGCGCGCAACGTGTATCTGGCCTGCCACCACTACGGAGACGACCAGGTCACCTCGCCCGTTGAGCTCGGTGAGCCAAAGGTGCTCAAGCCGTCTCAGCAGCTACCGAACGGCGTCGAGTACCAAATCCCCGCAACTGTTCAATCCGCAATCGTCGATCAGTTCGATGATTTGGCGGAGTTCGTTCAGGTTCATCCGACCGCGAGAGTCACGGTCAACGATA